ATGTTTCTATGCAAAGAACCTAAGTGCTAAAGTAAGCGTTTGGATTAGCCCAAGATTGCCTGAGAATCAGATAGCTAGACAAACGATAGTCAATGATGGGTTATGCACTGTAGCCAAGAAACTACAAGCATTAGGCGTGGTGTAGCGTAGATAAAAAACACCTAACTTTAACCACTAATTGATTGACGAATATCAAAAAGAATGCAAAAATATCTCTAAGGGCATAACTGCCTCTATACTTTATAAGCCTGCTTAATTGCGGGTATTTTCGTTTTTGCGGTCGGTTCACACATTCAATATGGTCTTTACCTAAGAATCGATCCGCAATCTATCACCTCCTTGGTTGACATAGCGCAACCCTTGCCCTTCGGGGCTTTTTTATTGATACGAACTAGCGTTATCTAGTGTACCGAAAGGTAGGAAATATGAACTCAGCACCATTTGGAGCAATACCAAACAAACATTTTGCAAACCCGCCTTATAGAGCAGAACTGTTCTGCGAAAAGTCAGGATGGTCAGGCGTAATGAACGCACAAGGGGTTAATTGTTTGACATTCCCAAACGACCTGGGCGCTGTAGTAACTGATTATGAATCAGCTAAGAAGATTGCAGAGGTGTGGAATGAGTGAAACACAATTTAAAAACGGGAATAAAGCGGGAAAAGCGGGTAGACCGAAAGGAGCTACTGACAAGAAAAACAAACTGCTAAAAGAGATGATTCTCGATGCTTTAGAGGGTGTTGGTGGTGTTGATTACTTACAGAAAAGGGCAACAGACCCAAAGACGGCAGGCGCTTTCCTTGGTTTGATTGGTAAGGTCTTGCCTATGACGATAGTAGGCGATGCTGATAACCCGATTGCAATCACAACGATTGAGCGCGTAATTGTCCGTCCTAAGCATACAAACGCCTGAAGTCTTTGAACCACTGCTACAGCCAGCACGTTACAAAGGCGCATGGGGAGGCCGTGGTTCAGGCAAGTCGCACTTCTTTGCAGAGTTATTGATAGAGGAAAGCATACGGTCAAAGATAGACGCTGTTTGCTTACGTGAGGTTCAGAAAAGCCTTAAATTCTCAGTAAAGAAGCTATTAGAGGGCAAGATAAGCGATTTGAACGCAGGGGCTTATTTCGAGGTTCAGAACGAACAGATTAAGAGTAAGCACGGCGGGGTAATCATTTTCCAAGGTATGCAAGACCATACCAGCGATTCAATCAAGTCACTTGAAAACTTTAACGTGGCTTGGTTTGAAGAAGCGCAAAGTGCCAGCCAGCGAAGTTTAGACCTGTTAAGACCAACAATCCGCGCACCAAACTCTGAACTATGGTTTAGTTGGAATCCAAATAAAGCAACAGACCCTATCGATCAACTGCTAAGGGGTGAAAAGCTACCCAAAGGCGCTGTAGTCGTTAAGGCTAACTATAAAGACAATCCTTGGCTACCGCAGGAACTGATAGACGAGCTTGAATATGACCAAAGGCGCGACCCTGATAAGTACGCGCATATCTGGCTAGGTGAATACCGTAAGAACTCAAAAGCAAGGGTATTCAATAACTGGACGATTGAAGAATTTGAACGACCAGCAGGAACGGTACACAGATTAGGTGCTGATTGGGGCTTTTCCACAGACCCTAGCACATTGGTTCGCTGTGATATTGATGCTAATAGGCTTTATGTTGATTACGAAGCATACCAAGTTGGCTGCGAGATTGTGAATCTGCCTGAGCTGTTTATGTCAGTGCCTGAGTCTGAGAAATGGCCTATTACTGCTGATTCTGCTAGACCTGAAACCATTTCACACATGCAGAAGAACGGCTTCCCAAAGATTAGAGCAGCTATCAAAGGCGCAAAGAGCTTAGAAGAAGGCGTAGAGTTTCTAAAGTCATTCGATATTGTGGTGCATCCAAGATGCCAACACGTTATTGATGAACTGTCTCTTTATAGCTACAAGACAGACCCGCTAGACGAATCAAAGGTATTGCCAATACTGGCAGACAAAGATAACCACTTAATAGACGCATTGCGCTATGCCTGTGAAGGCGCTAGACGTGCGCTAAAGACCAAAGAACGCAAACCATTTAACACGATGCCAGAAATGGCGCAAGGAAGCTGGATGTCATAAATGACCGAAAAATACGATGTGCTAGAAACTGCTAAAAAGCGATTCCAAACCGCGCTAGAACAGTCTGAGCATAATCGCGTCCGTGCGCGTGAAGATATTAGGTTCGCTGCTTCTTCGCCTGATGATCCTTGGCAATGGCACGAACTGGACGCAAAGAAGCGCGAAGCTCAAAGTCGTCCAATGCTGACGATTAACAAGTTACCGCAGCACATCCGACAAGTAACCAACGACATACGCCAAAACAGACCATCAATCAAGTATCGCCCTGCTGATAACAACGCAGATGTAGAAGTCGCTGATATTTTGATGGGGTTAGCAAGGCATATCGAGGCTAACTCAGACGCAGATGTGGCTTACGACTTCGCAGCAGAGGGGCAAGTCGTACATGGTTTGGGCTATATCCGTGTGATAGCTGATTACATTGGTGAAGATTCATTCGACCAAGACATATTCATTAAACCCGTTCAGGATAGCCTACGCTGCTTTGATGACCCTGAAGCCAAAGACCCCGCAGGCGCTGACCGTAAGTTTTTCTTTATTGAAGACTGGCTGAGTAAAGACGAGTTCAAGAAGCAATACCCAAAAGCACAAGATATTGACTGGAAATCGTCAGTAAATGGTGATTGGTTTGCAAATGACCGAGTGCGAATCGTTGAGTATTTCGAGGTTGAGTACAAGCAGAAGAAGCTAAACCTTTGGGCGAACGGTGATACATCGTTTGAAGGCGACCCAATGCCACAAGGCGTACAGATTGGCGAAGTGCCAGTCAAGACACGTCAAAGCCATAAGTGCGTAGTCATGTGGTACAAGCTGAACGGGCAAGAAGTGCTTGAAAAGCGTGAGTTCCCATGCAAATACATTCCCGTTGCCCGCGTCTTGGGTAACGTTTGGACAGTAGACGGCAAGTCTTACTACAGTGGCATTGTAAGGAACGCTAAAGACTCGCAACGGATGTATAACGCAGCTCAAAGCGCCATTGTTGAGCGCGTGATGCTTGCGCCTAAAGCGCCTTATGTTGGCTCTGTAGAAGCGATTGAAGGCTATGAGAAGCAATGGCAAACGGCTAACACTGAAAACCATGCCATATTGCCATACAACGCCTACGATTCAGAAGGCAATCAACTGCCTAAGCCTGAGCGCGTAGCACCTGCACAAGTTGAGACAGGTCTTACACAGATAGCGGCTGCAAGCTCTGAAGATATTAAGAGCGAGACAGGCCAATACGATGCAAGCCTAGGGCAAAAGAGCAATGAGACTTCAGGACGTGCGATTATGGCGCGTCAACGCGAAGGCGATACAGCTACTTTCCACTATGTTGACAACCTAGCAAGGGCAGTTCGCCACATTGGGCGCATCATTTTGGATATGATTCCGCAGGTCTACGACTCTCGCAGGGTAGCACGCATCTTAGGCGAAGATGGAAGCCCCGCTAATGCTGTGATTGACACAGAACATGGTGAAGCACTGACCGAAATGAAGGATGAAAAGGGCGATATTACGCGCATTTTCAATCCAACTATCGGCACTTATGACGTTTATTCGACTACAGGCCCAAGTTTCACTACACGACGAGTAGAAGCAGTCGAAGCAATGACAGCAATGACACAAGCCAATCCGCAATTGTGGCAAGTCATTGGCGATCAATTGGTTAAAAACATGGATTGGCCGGGCGCTGAAGAAATGGCAGAACGCCTAAAAGTTACTTTATTGCCACAGGTTCAAGAAAGCATCAGCAAAGAAGAAGGTGCACCAGAAATCCCGCCACAAATCAAGCAAGGCATGGAACAAATGCAAGAGCAGATTAAGGCGATGGGAACAGCTTTAGAAAACGCTGCTGCTGAGGTTGATAAATTGCAGGCAGACCAATCTGCAAAGATGCGCGAATTGGACATTAAAGATCGCGAAGCAACCATTAAAGAGACAGAAGCA